AAAAGTTCTCACTTTCATAATCAAATAATCAATTTTTTACTTGGAGATTTAATCACAGAAAACATTTGCTCATATTGTTCTACGATTTGTTCCTGAGCTTCTGAAATATAAACGATATATGTTTTAGTAACTTCCAAATCAATATCTTTATCTTTCAAAAGGGGGGACCAAGGAGCAAATCCCATTTGCCCATTTCCAGCAGGAATAGCAACAATAGGATTACGGATAACAATAGTATCTGTTAGATCTCCAACTTGGTCTGCGATAACGTCTTCACCAGACCACATACGAATTAGTTTTACATTCATTTGAATTCACACTCCACCATACTTAATTTTAGCATAATTAGTTAAAGCATTTTTGACTTTTTCATCAGTCAATTTATTAGCCTCCTCAACTATTTCATTAAATCTAAATTTAGCAAATTCTTTATACGCTTCTTCTTCTGTTTTCCAACAACCTCTACTAGTTTTTTTCCCATTTACCCTAATACTAATAAAAAATAATTTTACTCTTTTGTCATAATTAACTCCCTGTTTATACTTTCCTCTTCGTTGATCCACTAACATAGTGTTAATATGTGGAGGAACAAATATGCAAGTATTTGGACCATAAACAGTATTGCCAGGAAAAAGTATATCTTTGTCTAAATGATTTCCTTGCCAATTTTGTTTTTCCATCCAAAATTTAAAGTTAGTAAATCTATGCCACTCTTCAACGACGGTACAATTTTCATATTGAGAATTTTTTAAATATCCAAATTTATTTTTATCTTTCCAGGCATTAGGATTATAACATCTTTGAATTAAGGATTTCCACCTAATATAATATGGACACCTAATTTGTTTTCCATATTCATCATACCCAAGAAGTGTTGAATGTGGAGCATCATTTATACCAACTCCACATATCAATTTTCTCATTTTTGTATGTCCCACTTTTTTCAACCCCAACATTATAATAATTTATGTTTTTTAATTAAATTTTCTTTCCAAGGAATAACTCTCAAATTTTCCAATTTGGCGATTTCTTCTGGTGGGATATTATTTACAAATCCCTCATACACTGGATATATATGGTCCAATTGATATCCACCATCAACGCCACATAAAGTTCTTGGTTTATTTTCTGGGTTAATAAAATTTTTAAATTTTACATAATTTTTTTCAGTTAATAAATCCACTCTTTGCCTATATTTTTTATATTCTGGCGTATCCTCCCTATATTGTGGATGATTTTTTCCTTTTGGGTAATTTCCTTCCCTTATTTGACCCTTTTGTTTTTGCTGATAAGATTTAACTCTTTCATCACTAATAGCAGTAAGACCTTTATTCCAAGGAGCAGTCCCTTCAATTCCTTTATTCCAAGGAATATAATTTTCTTTCGCCTTCTTCATCTTTTCTAATGTTTCGGCAGAATATATGTTACTTTTCCCTTTATTCCAAGGAATTTTTCCTTTATTGGATTGTTTAATTTTTTGCTTTGTTTCCTCACTTAATGGTCTTCTTGGATATGAAATTCTACCAAGAATAAATTCAGCACCAGGGCACTCAACAGACCTTTTATTTTCTTGTCCGTTATTCCACCATTTTGCTCCCCTTTCAATCATAATACTAACTTGCTTTTGCTATAATTATTTATACAAACGCAACTTTGTATTACTTGAATTCACATTCAACCATTAACTCTGTTAATGCTGCTAAGAGATTAATCTCTTGGTCACAAACAAACGCACATTGGTATTGATACTTAGCAATAACAAGAACGGCAGCGGGGATAGATGCGGGGACAAGGCTATCAAAAGAGGCGTCATAAATCCTGCGAAGTAGATGAGAAGCATCGTTGTCCAAGTTGGAGACCACCCACTTTCTGACTTCAGTAAAGTTTTTATCTTTGAGATTTTTAACCAGTTCATTTACAGAGATGTCAGAGAAAGATGCAAGAATGCCCGAGTCAATTTTTCCTCCCGTAGAATACCTCTGACATTCGTTGAGGACTCTTCGGAAATCGGGGAAATGTTTTGATACCAATTCTGCAACGACTTTTTGATCGTACTCAATCTTTTCTTGATCCAAGATTGATTGAAGTCGTTGAAAGAAAGATCCTGCAAGTTGAACTCTTTGCTTCCCTTTGATTGTGAAGTCGATGACCGCACATCGGGAGTGAAGAGGTTCAATAATTTTGTTCTTGTAGTTGCAGGTGAAGATGAATCGGCAGTTGTTATAAAATGCCTCAATATTTGCCCGTAGTAGGAGTTGAACATCACTACCGGTATTGTCTGCTTCGTCAATAATAATGACTTTGTGTTTAGAAGATCCCGTAAGTGAGACGGTCGAAGCAAAGTTCTTTGCTTGGTTCCGTACAGTATCCAAGAAACGCCCTTCGTCGGATCCGTTGATGACATAATAATCTGCCCCCAGTTCGTTACATAATGCTTTTGCGATTGTTGTTTTACCAATACCAGGAGGACCCGCAAGAAGGAGATTTGGGATCTCACCCTTCTCTACAAACTCCTTGAATGTTTTTTTAGTATCATCAGGGAGAATACAGTCATCAATTACTTGAGGACGGTATTTCTCGCAGAATAAGAATTCACTTGTCATAATTTAGACCCAATTAGGTTTGCGTTGTGGCATACGAAGATAGTTTTCAGACACCCAAGGTTTGGATGCAATATATCTTTTGTATGCTTCAAATGTGTCAATAGTTTTATCATACTTCCATTCCTCAGGCATAGCACGAGCAAATGGAGTCACTTCTGTAATCTTACCTTTGGGAAACAAATAGTATGCATCTACAAGAGTTTTGTAACAGGAGTGAGTTTTATTATACCGCAGGCAGTATTCATCAGACAAGTTCAGTCCCCACTTGATTAACCAGTAGGCATTATGGATGCTCTCCAGTGCCCACTTGGTACAGGGATGATTGCGAAATGCTCCTTTCTCGGTCTTGTAGGGGGTTCCATCTGCCTTAGGGAGAGTGCCATACCCATGTCCCCACTTATCTGAGGCAACGATAGATAATAGTTGGCAGGTTTCAACTGGCATTTTACAAATGTGTTTGTCCGGAAGTACGATTGCACTCTCGGCAGGCCAAGGGGAAGTGACAAAGATGTTCAAAGTTAGTTCCTCAAAGTTTTATAATAATTTAAAAGTAGTTCTAACTTTTCAAGTATAGTATATTTTTTTAAGAAGAGATACTTTCTTTAGCATACTCTTTGGCAATAAAATACTCAAAAAACTTTCGTGCTTCAGCACCACTCATAAAAGAAAGCATTTCACTTCCAATAGTTTCCCAAGAGAAATCCTTTGCCAAATCACGAATAGCAACTTTTGCAAGTCTAGCTTTTTTGTAATTTTTAGTCATTTTCATTTTGATATTTCAAAAATTCAGTTTATTTATACAAAGATGTTCATAATATAGAGATTAAAGTTTAATCCATTTTTTCCAAGTTGGAGAAGATGATTTTACTCTTGCTCTGGCACAACTATAACTTATATCATAATGTTTGGCAACTTCATCTAATCCAGTAAAATACATATCTTCTATTGAATATGTTTTTTTCTTCGATTCACTGACACTTTTTCCTCTTCTCATAAGAAATTGTTTGTCATTTTCAAGTTCTCTTATTTTTTTAAATCTTTTATCAATAAGTTCTTTTGGTTGTTTTTTACCAGTTAAACTTTTTTGCATTTTTTTAATAGAACTTTCAGTTAATCTAATTTGCCCTCCAGGAAGAATGTTGTAGTAAGGTTTTAGTAAATCTATGTAATGAATTTCCTTTTCATTCAATTCATTCAAATCTTTAGCAGTGTCTAAAATCTCAATAATAAAATTTTCTACACCATATTTTCTCATAGCATTATGGAGTTTATATCCTCCACCACGGATAGACATTTCTTTATGTTTTCTAAACCTATAGTCAACATTTTTAATAGTTTGACCAACATAAAATTCTTCGGTTTTTATGTTTGTTATTTTATAGATAAACATAAATGTATCCTATTACACTATTATTTATGTAATAGGATACTTTCATATCAACTGAACTGACTATCAGGTTCCAAAGCAATCCAATAACTTACATCAAAAGATGTATTCTTAAATCGTGACAAAAGTTTACTTGAGATAACCACTTCATAAGAACCAGGGAGAATCTTGATATTCTCCACTTTAAAGTTGAAGGAGAATACTTCATCAGTTTCACCAACAACCACAGAGAAGTCGTTAGAAGTATCATTCTTCTTATCACGAACCACCAGTTTCACAACACCTGCCTCACCAACCACAGACAAGTCAGGAAGTTGATAAACAGCAGCAGCCTTAAGCAGTTTATCAAGTTCTTTGGTATCAAGAAGGAAACAAACATCTTCAGAGGGGAGATTAATTTCTTTGTCAGGAGGAGTGATAATTACATTAGGGTCGGCAAAGAAATACTTAGAACGAGACTTGCCTTCTTTGATAACCACATAACCATCATTCTGGAAATCAAGTTCTGCATTCTGATGAAGATTCAGACCATTCAGAAACTGGTTCAGATCATAGATACCAAAATCCTTAGGAAGTTCTTCTTCAATTGTTGCCTCTGCGAGGATATTTTTCATGACACTAATTGTCCGGAGTGTGCTTCCTTCCTTAAACAGAATTGATTGATTGATGGAAGAGAAGTTCTTCAGAAGAGTCAGAGTTTTGTCAGAGAGTTTCATAGTTTTGTTTTGGATTTTCATAATCAACGGAATTCAGTTAGACCATTATTGGTTCGAGAATAATGTCCATCAAAATGCAGAAGAAGCATAGCATAGTGGATAACTTTCAGAAGGTCAATCTTATTGCGACCATCTTTTTGACCATAACGACTGCCATACTTAAGAATGTTTGCTTGACAGAAGTTTGCAGCAAGTTCTTTTGCTGCCATCAGATCAATTGTCTGAATGTCTTTGTAGT